TCCTGTAAGGTTCTTTGCTATTGACGTTGATGTATGTAGAAATTTTTATTCAATTACTTTTATTAACTTTACACTTAGAAATAGATGAGCAAGAAAACATTAGAAGTAAAATCATTTGAGAAAAAACATGTCGAAAGACCTGGTATTCATGCCAAGACTAAGACATCTGTTTTAAAGACATCAAAGAATTATAAGAAAAAATATAAAGGACAAGGAAGATGAAAGCAGGTAACTATCAAACTAAATCGCCAAGTGTAAATGATTTATTGTTTGGAACAAAAAATTCTACAGGAGAGACTGTAAATTTTAAAGTACAGGATGTCGTTAACTTAACTCAAACGCCATCCATTGTTTCTACGAATACATTAATTGCTACCACAATAACAAACATTAATACGTACTTTACTGGAACAATTGCTGGAGCCAACTTTGCTATCACGCTACCTACAGCTAGTTCTAATATTGATGGCCTTAAGTATGTAATTATGTCAACAGTAAACAGACCTACAACTACATGGGTAACTCCTGGCGGATCTATTGTTGGAGCTCCATCTTCTTTAACAGCAAATACTCCAGTTTGTTTTCAGTATAACAATGCTAATACTACATGGTATATTTCTATGTAATTTGTCACTAAATTTTATTATATTTGTGACATAATTATAAATTAAATAAAATGGCAAAAGAAAAAAAAATTACTCAAGAAGAGTTAGAAAAACTAAGATCTTTAAATCAAACTTACAGAGATCTTAAATTCCAAATCGCTGATATTGAGGTTTCATTTGAACGAATGAAAAGTCAAAAGATGGCATCATTAGCTAATCTAGAAACATCTGCATTTGATTTATCACAGTTTCAAGATGAGTTAATATCAAAGTATGGAGACATTAAAATAAATCTTCAAACAGGTGAATATAATTAGAAAAATATCGGTAGGTCCAGACTACATGAAGTCTATGCACTACGTTGTTGGACAAGATGTTTTAAGAGGAAACGGAAGCATTGATACAATTTTAATGGAGTTAGATTCATCTATATCAATATATATATTGAATCAAGATAAAGAAATTGTTAAATGGAAAAGTTTCTCTTCTTCAATGCCAATATCTATTGAGTACAACATAGATTTCTGATGAAGTCTCCACATCATTTTATAATAAAACCTTACAATAGTAGGCGTTATGATAACATACGTAAGTATGGTGAGGTTGATTTTATTATAAGCGCATCACAGGAAGACCACACTGTATCTAACAGACTCGGTGTGGTTGTTTCTGTTCCAATAAATTATGATGGGCCAATAAAGAGTGGCGATCATGTAATAGTTCATCATAACGTATTTAAGTTTTACTATGACATGAAGGGCAACCAGAAGAGTAGCTGGCATCACCTGTTTGATGATTACTTTATTATAGAGTCTGATCAGTTGTACTTATATAAAGATCCAGAAGGTGAATGGATGTCACCATATCCGTTTTGTTTTGTAAGACCTATAAAAAATAAAGATAAAGTTATTTCAACTACTGGATCAAGAGAAGAATTATGGGGTGAACTGGTATACTTTAATGATTTACTTAAAGATGTATCAAAGGGTGATATTGTAGCATTTTCACCAGATAGTGAGTACGAGTTTAGAATAGACGATGAGATTCTTTATAGAATGTATAACAAGAATATATGTCTAAAAAAATAGAGTTAATACAAGCTGCAAAGATAGCTGTTGATGAGTTAATAAAGGTTCTTAAGGAACCAATAATCACTCATGCTGAGGATGACATATCTGCTGATAAGTTAAAGAATGCGGCATCAGCAAAAAGACTTGCATTCGAGGATGCTATATATATGCTGGGAAAGATTGAAGAGGAAGAGAACAAGGATACGCAACAGCCTGTTGCGCAAATTGAATTTGGAAAACATGGGTTTGCCGAGGGAAAGGCAAAGATAAAAAATGGAAAATAACCTATATACAATTCTTGAAGATTATGTAAACAAGTCAACAGTATCCAATAAAAACAGGAGAAAAAACTGGGAGTACGGATACAATAAAGAGTATGATCTTGTTGTAATATCTAAAGATGGTACTATAGGCGATATATATGATGTAAGTGGATTAAAGATAGCATTACCATCTGTTCCAGATGAAATAGAAGATAGAGGTTCTAAATGGCAAGCTGTTGAGTATCCAAAAGAACTTCAAAGAATAAAGAGCATATTTGATTGGAATAGAAAGGACAATGCATTTAAAGTTCAGTACGTAGACTATATAGAGAATGAGTTTGATAGGAGAGACAATGGATTTTGGTTTGTAAATAATGGAAAGCCAACATACATAACTGGAACTCATTACATGTACCTACAGTGGACCAAGATTGATATTGGTCTTCCAGACTTTAGGGAGTCAAACAGAATATTTTATATATTTTGGGAGGCATGCAAGGCAGACAACAGATCGTTTGGAATGTGCTACCTAAAGAACAGACGTTCTGGATTCTCTTTTATGAGTTCAGCAGAGACTTGTAACACTGGAACAATTGTAAGAGACTCTAGAATAGGTATACTATCAAAGACTGGTAGCGATGCCAAGAAGATGTTTACCGACAAGGTTGTACCAATCATAAGAAACTATCCGTTCTTCTTTAAGCCAATACAGGACGGTATGGATAATCCAAAGACTGAGTTGGCGTTTCGTGTACCTGCTAGTAAGATTACTAGGAAAAACATGGACGAGGAAAAGACTGAGGACATAGAGGGACTAGACACAACCATTGACTGGAAGAACACAGCCGACAACAGCTACGATGGTGAGAAACTATTGTTGCTTGTTCATGACGAGAGTGGTAAGTGGGAAAAGCCAGAGAACATTTTAAATAACTGGCGAGTAACTAAGACCTGTTTGCGTTTGGGAGCTAAGGTCATTGGTAAGTGTATGATGGGATCAACGTCAAACGCACTACCGAAGGGTGGTGAGAACTTTAAGAAGCTATACAACGATAGTAGTGTGGCCCAGAGATCTGCTAATGATCAGACTAAGAGTGGTCTATATTCTTTGTTTATTCCAATGGAGTGGAACGTTGAGGGATACATAGATGAATTTGGATGGCCAGTATTTGATAATCCAGAAAAACCTATAAAGGGTATAGATGGAGAGATGATAAGTACTGGCGTTATAACTTGGTGGAACAACGAGGTAAATGCGCTTAAGTCTGACTCTGATGCGCTTAACGAGTTCTATAGACAGTTCCCTAGAACTGAGTCTCATGCGTTTAGAGACGAGTCTAAGCAGTCTATATTCAACTTGACTAAGATATATCAGCAGATTGACTATAACGACTCTCTAATCAAGGAGAAGTTCTTGACTAGAGGTTACTTCCACTGGAAGAACGGTGAAAAAGATACTGAGGTGATATGGACTCCAGATAAGAATGGTAGATTCTTGGTGTCTTGGATACCAAAGCAGAATTTGAGAAATAATGTTATAACTAAGAATGGAAAAAAATATCCAGGTAATGAACACATGGGAGCGTTTGGTTGTGACCCTTATGACATATCAGGTGTTGTTGGAGGAGGTGGTTCTAACGGTGCTCTCCATGGTATGACTAAGTTTCATATGTCTGATGGACCAACTAACGAATTCTTTTTAGAATACATAGCTAGGCCACAGACAGCTGAAATATTTTTTGAAGATGTTTTAATGGCGTGTTATTTTTATGGGATGCCAATACTAGCAGAGAATAATAAGGCTAGACTATTGTATCACTTTAAGAATAGAGGGTATAGGGGATTTGCCATGAATAGGCCAGATAAGAACATGAACAAGCTATCAAAAACTGAACTTGAGATAGGTGGTATACCAAACTCTAGCGAGGATGTGAGACAGGCACACGCATCATGTATAGAATCGTATATTGAGGAATATGTTGGATTTGATACAGAAGGTAATTATAGAGATCCAGAGACTATTGGTTCAATGTATTTTAATAAAACATTAGAAGACTGGGCCAGGTTTGACCCAACTAATAGAACAAAACACGATGCATCAATAAGTTCTGGATTAGCAATTATGGCCACAAGAAAGCACATGTTTATGCCAGAGAGAAAAGAATCAAAAATTAGTATTAAATTTGTAAGATATAACAACCAAGGCAGTCAAAGCAAAATTATAGAATAGAATGGAGAAACCATCTGTTATCATATATCAAAATCCGTTTCCAAGTCAAATGGTTTCGGATGAGGAAAAGCAAACCTATGAGTATGGGTTGAAGATTGGTAAAGCCATTGAAGGAGAATGGTTTAAGAGGAAAAACAATACCTGTAGATTTTATGATCAATGGGGAGAATTTCATAGGTTAAGACTATACGCTAGGGGACAACAGCCAGTACAGAAATACAAGGATGAACTAGCTATAAATGGAGATATGTCTATGATGAACTTAGACTGGACTCCAGTTCCAATAATACCTAAGTTTGTTGATGTTGTTGTAAATGGAATGTCTGACAGACTATTCAAGGTTAGAACAGAAGCTCAAGACGTTATGTCTGCTGAGAGAAAGAATATATTTCAAGAAATGATTGAAGCCGATATGGCAGCTAAAGATTTCTTGCAAATGACACAGGATCAGTTTGGTGTAAATGCATTTAATGTTGATCCAAAAGAACTTCCAGATACTGATGAAGAGCTTGAGCTGTATATGCAGATAAAATATAAGCCAAGCATAGAAATAGCAAACGAGATTGCTATTGATACTGTATTTGAAATGAACAGGTATGATGAGCTAAGAAAACTAATGAATTATGACTTAGTTACTTTAGGTATATCTGTTGTTAAACATTCCTTCTTAATTAATGATGGTCTTAAAGTTGATTATGTTGATCCTGCTAATTGGATTCACAGTTATACTGAAAAAAATGATTTTTCGGATTGCTACTATTTTGGCGAGGTTAAACAAATGCACTATACAGAGGTTCTTAAGATAGATCCTACGCTAACAGACGAGCAACTAAACGAAATAAGAAACAGTAGTGCTGCATGGTATACGTACTTTCCAATTATTAGAAACTATCAAGACGATTACTTTACAAATGAAATTGTAACCCTTATATACTTTAATTATAAGGCAAGTAAGAAGTTTGTTTGGAAGAAAAAGTTACTAGAGAATGGTGGTGAGAGAGTTATCAGAAAGGATGAAGGATTTAATCCACCAATGGAGGATGGAATGCCATTTGAAAGAGTAGAAGCAGTTAGGGATGTTTGGTATGAAGGAGTAATTGTTGCAGGAACAAACATAATATTAAAGTGGGAGATGATGCGTAATATGGTTCGTCCTAAGTCAGCATCACAAAGAGCTTATCCAAACTATGTTGCATTTGCTCCTAGAATGTACAAAGGAGCCATGGAGTCTTTGGTTAGACGAATGATTCCATTTGCCGATCAAATACAATTGACTCATCTAAAGTTACAGCAAGTTACTGCAAGAGTAGTTCCAGACGGTGTATTTATTGATGCTGATGGTATTAATGAGGTTGACCTAGGTACTGGAGCTGCATATAATCCAGAGGATGCGTTAAAGCTTTACTTTCAGACTGGTAGTGTAATTGGTAGAAGTTATACACAAGATGGTGAGTTCAATAATGCTAGAATACCAATCCAAGAATTAAGCACAAATAGTGGTCAGGCTAAAATGTCTTCACTAATAAACAATTATAATCACTATCTCAATATGATTAGAGATGTGACAGGAGTAAATGAGGCTAGAGACGGAAGCATGCCTCATCCAGATGCATTAGTTGGTATACAGAAACTAGCTGCAATGAACTCTAATACAGCTACTAGGCATATTTTAGAAGGTAATATAAATATAACTAAGAGATTATCTGAATGCATTTCAATAAGAATTGCAGACATACTAGAATATTCTGATTTTGCTGAAGAGTTTGCAATGCAGATTGGTAAGTATAATATATCTATTCTTGATGAAATTAGAGATTTATATTTATTTGATTTTGGAATTTTTATTGATCTTGCTCCAGACGAAGAGGAAAGACAAATGCTTGAGGCTAATATTCAAGTCGCTTTACAGCAACAAACAATTGATTTAGAAGATGCTATTGATATTAGAAATATCAAGAATATCAAGTTGGCCAATGAGTTGTTGAAGATGAAGAGAAAAAGAAGAATGGAACAACAGCAGAAAGACAAGCAGATGGAATATCAAATGCAAATGCAAACCAATATGCAGTCACAACAAGCTGCTGCCGAATCTAAAGCTCAGTTGTTGCAAATGGAATCTCAAAGCAAAATTCAAATTAAAGAGGCAGAGGCAAACTATGAGATAATGAAAATGAAAGCTGAAGCTGATTTAAAGAGAGAGTTAATGGAACTAGAATTCCAATACAACATGCAATTAAAAGGTGCTGAAGCAGAACAATTAAAGAAAAGAGACGAAGACAAAGAGAAAGCAAAAGATAAAAGAGTTGACCTGCAAGCATCTAGACAGTCTGATCTAATTAATCAAAGGAAGAATAATCTACCACCAATTAAT